CTTGGTTCTATTTCTAAGATTGAAGCTATAACATGCAATTCGTTTGCATCACTAGCTTGGACTTTCAGAATTTCACTGGCCTCCATAACTAAAGGTTGTGTTAATAGTTCTGTTGTAGCATTTGAAGATATAGCTTTTGTCTTAAATAAGCTAAATATATTTGACGATGCGTCCACTAAAGTCACTGTTATATTGGCTCCTGATCCTGCATCTTCAGATACTAAAATTGATTTAATTACAGAAGTTTTAAACGACGGCACTGTGTATAGTGTTGTAAGATCTGTCGTTGTTAAGTCTGCTTTTGCGTTTATAAAACTGTTAGCCATTAATTTAAAAAGAAGTTAAATGCTTCTACCTCATCTTTTAAGTCTTGTTGATACGTTGTATTTAATTTTTGTATAACAGCGTCAAGGTCTCGTACTTGTGCATCTGCTACGTTTTGTTTATATTCTTTACTGGGTCTTGTTAATATCTGTGCTATCTTTGCCATTATCTTCTACCATCCGCTTGTATGTCTAATCTAAATGTTCCAAGTTTCCAGTCTTGACTTGTACTAGTGTTTTCTACTTTTAAAGCTATAGCTCTAGCTCTTGCACGTGTGTCTACTTTTTGTGTAGATGATGTTACATCAAAAGGTCCAAGAGATGAGCTTGAAGCTGTATCGTTTGGAAAGTTTCTTAGATTTAAAGTTATTCTAGTTGATCCTGTTTGAGATACAAAGTCAGGTATAAATCTTCTAATCTTCATCATGAATTCACCATCACCTCTTAAATCAGGTATAGAGGAAGTTGTGCCTCTTGCTATTCTTTGTGTAATATCAAAATCTCCTGATGTAATATTTGCAGCAATAGCTGTTGTTACACCTGCTTTAACTTGATCTGTGCCTGTTTCATGTTGATAGTATGTTGAAACACCGTCTGTATTACCTTGCACATAAGTTGCTGAACTAGATCCTTCAACACCATCAGCATCATAATCTAATGCGTGCGGACTACCAAATACTGCTGAGTCTGCCCATGCTGTTCTAGCTAATGTGCCAACTGTCCATATTGGTCTGGTAGGAACAGAGTCTTGGTAATTATAAGAAACCATTCTGTTAACAACAGATGAACTAGACGTTGGATAGAACCACATAATCTCACCAAACAAGTTGTTAAGTCCTGCATTAATCATTTGATTACCAGAGTCTAAATTAATGTCGTCGTAAACATAGTCTTCTACCAAACAGGTAAGTGATTCAAGTGCACCGGCGTATTTAAAGAAACCATTTTCAGATAACCAGTATGCTGCACCATCAACTTCAACGACTGCATTTTTACCAGCTAAACCACAGTTTGTTCCTGCTTGTACGAAAGCAAATGTAAAAGGTTGACCAACAAAACGCATTAAGAATAATGCTGTGTCTGTGTAAACATAAATTGCATCTCTACCTCTAATAGCTCCCATGATCCGTGATCCGTCGGCCAGTCTCTGTGTACCAGCGTCATTGGTTGCTG